ACTTGGAAGTCAGAATCACAAGCACTTCGTAGAGAAGGTATACCTGATAGGTTTGAATTCAAAGGTGGTTGTATCTTTATTACTAACGTTGACTTTGAAAACGTTCGTAGTAAGAAGATTAAGGATCACTTGGCGGCACTTATGTCAAGATGTCACTACTTGGATCTTACAATGAACAGTATTAAAGATAAGTTCATTAGAATCAAGCAGATTGTTAGAGATGGTATGCTTGAAGAATACAAGTTTGGTAAAGATGGTGACCAAGAAGTCATTAACTTTATGCTTGATAATGCAGACAAACTTCGTGAAGTTAGTTTGAGAATGGTTCTTAAGATTTCAGACCTTAGGAAAATGGAGCCAAACAATTGGCAATCATTAGCCAGAACAACTTGTATGAAGGGTGCAATATAAAATAAATACATATTGCTAACGGTTCCCTGGTGCTCAAACGTTAGTCATCCCCCAAGAGAGCACCAAGAAGCCCGGAGTTCCTCCGGGCTTCACCTTTTATAAAATAAGATAATATTTTACTTGACTTTTCCTTATAAAGACGTATAATTATAATAGACGCAAACCAAGGCCGGTTTGTGTTTTTAACAAACGGAGAAGTTATGAAGAAGCAAGATAAAATTGACTGGAATTTTCACATCAATTTTAGTCCTTTATATTTTGTGTTTGCAGTTATGGTATTAATGGCAATATCATTTAATGCAGAAGCAGAAGAGATAGAGGAAGTTGTGGTAGTGGCACAACAATCTAAGACAGTAGAAGCAGACCCCCTAGAAGGAACATCCTTAATAAGAGTACTATTACCTGCCCACACATGGACGGCTGGCGGACAAGGTGCTTTCCAAGGTTACAATGAACGTGGTGCTCAGACTGTACACACCGCAGTATATAAAAATGGAATACCGGCAAATTTGCCTGGTAGTGCATGGTATGACTTTGGAACAGAACTAGCAACTGGACAAAGTATTAAAATTATATCAGGTGCAAATAGTGTTGTATATGGTAGTGGTAGTATTGCTGGAACTATATTAATAAAAGATAATATTGAAAAAGGTGTTACAGTAAGTGCTGGATCACAGAGCAGTAAATATGTAAGCCTTGCACCAAGCGATTGGTTTCAATATACAGCAATGGAAGTTAATCAAGATAGTGTGAGAAACGACAATACAGAAAAAGACTTATACACAAATAGAAATGCAAAGTTTAATTTTGATGTACAAGACTTTACAATAGCAATGGATTACACAGATTATGAATATGGTTATGATAATTGTTGGGCGGCAGATTTCTCTTCATCAAATGACTGTAAACAAGATGGTGAAAAATATAATGTTGCAGTAAATAATGAATACTTTACAATAGGTAGAACACATGATAAAGCACATTACTTTACAGGTGAATATGAATCATATTGGAATGAAAGCAGTACAGATTATTTAAGAGTTGGTGACCAAACTAACCTATCACAAAAACTGCAAATTGCATATGGTGTTGATGCTAGTCATGAACAATATCTAACTGCTGGCGGAGACCATAACAGAGACAACTATGGTGCATACTTGAATATAAATGCCGACTTTGCCATGAAATATAACTTTGGTTTTAGGGTTGGCAACGAAGACCAAAATGCATTAAGATTTGGACTTGAAAAAGGAGCATTCTTTTTGAATGTTGGAAATAGTTTTAGAAGACCTACATTGTATGAATTAAATGGCGACAGTTGGGTTGATGCTAACTTAGACTTGTTACCAGAAGAAGGTATAGGTTATGAACTTGGATTTGGTGTGTTAAGTATCTTTAAATATGAATTTGAAGAAGCAATTGAATATACACCAGGTGGTTCTAATGATGTTATCACTGTAACATATGATGAAGATGGTAATGCAACATCAACGACTACAACAGAGTATTACAATGCAAAGTATTACAATACAGGTGCATACGATACACAAGGAGTTAGATACTCACAAATGTTTGGTAATTTTGGTATTACATTAAAATACACAGATACTGAACAAGCAAGAGTACCTAAGTATATTGGTGTTGTAAGTTGGGATCAAAGTTTTGGTAGTCATAACTTTAACATTACTTATAGAGGACAGTTTGAAAGAATACCTGGACTGTATGATGGTAGTGAGTTGGAAGATTTAGAAAATTTATCTTTTAGATATATTAAAACTTTTGACAGCGAACTTGAACTAGCATTGAACATAGATAATATGTTAGATGAAGAAGTAGAAGTTCTTCCTGGTTATGATAGCCGTGGAAGACAAATTAGGTTGACACTTCAAAGGAAATGGTAGTATAATACAATATGGCTAAATGTGTTCTAGAAATAAGAGACGAAGTTAATGTAAAATTCGTTGGCTTGGACGTTAAAACAAGACGTGCAATTTCTGATGCCGCTAAATATTTCTTACCTTATGCATATCATATGCCTGCTTATAAATTAGGCAGATGGGATGGTTGTGTTAGGTACTGTGATATTGGCGGCAGAACATATATGAACATGTTAGACAAACTACTACCAATAGTTCAAAAAGCAGGTTATGAGATTGAGATTGACGACAAACGACAAGTTTGGAGTTTTAATTTTGAGACTATAACAGACACAAGGTATGAAGATACAATGTGGCCCAAAGGACATCCAGCAGAAGGCGAACCTGTAATTCTTAGAGATTATCAAGTTCAAGTTATAAACGAGTTTTTAAAGAACCCACAAAGTTTGCAAGAGGTGGCTACAGGCGCCGGTAAGACGCTCATAACAGCCGCCTTAAGCGATATGTGTGAACAGTATGGTAGAAGTATTGTTATTGTTCCTAACAAAGACTTGGTTGTACAGACTGAAAGAGACTATAAGAATTTAGGCTTAGATGTAGGTGTATTGTTTGGTGATAGAAAGGAGTATGATAAAACTCATACAATATGTACTTGGCAAAGTCTAAGTATATTAGAAAAGAAAAGTAAGAACTATGTAGCAGATTTTCCTATTGATGAATTTTTAGATGGTGTTGTTTGCATTATGGTTGATGAAGTACACAAAGCAAAAGCAGATGTGTTAAGAAATTTATTAAGTGGACCTTTTAAAGATGTTCCAGTACGTTGGGGTTTGACAGGAACTATTCCTAAAGAAGAACATGAAGCAGTTGGTTGTATTTGTAGTTTAGGACCTGTTACAGGAAATCTTAGCAGTAAAGAATTACAAGACAGAGGTGTACTTGCAGAACTAGATATTAACATTTTTCAATTACAAGATGGTGTTTTAGGTTTTAACAATTATGCCCAAGAACTTAAATGGCTTGTAACAGACGACGGTAGAGTAAATCACATAAGTGGTATTATAAAAGGGCTGAGTGGTAATGGTAATACATTAGTGTTAATTGATAGAATAGCAACTGGTGAATTATTAATAGAAAAAAATCCTGATTGGGTGTTTATTAGTGGAGATATGAAAGTTAAAGACAGACAGTCTGAGTATGCTGAAGTATCAGAAGCAAACAATAAGGTTATTGTTGCAACATATGGAGTTGCGGCAGTTGGTATTAACATACCTAGGATATTTAATTTGGTGCTTTTAGAGCCAGGCAAAAGTTTTGTTAGGGTAATACAAAGTATCGGTAGAGGTATTCGTAAAGCAGAAGATAAGGATTATCTACATGTTGTAGATATTACAAGTAATCTGAAATACAGTAAAAGGCATTTAACTAAAAGAAAAGCATTTTATAAAGAACAAGGATTTCCGTTTACAGTAACTAAAGTGGAGTACAAATGAAAATTTTAACAGTAGAGAATGGGGTATATGAGATTGACCAAGTACCTGACGAAGTAGATGATATACGTTTTGGGGTGTTTGACACTAGTGATCCTGAGTGGATGGATTACTATTTTTTACCTCTGATATTTTTAGAAAGTTTTTATGCACCTGCAATATGCTTACAAATAGGCGAACATAATATTCAAATGCCTATGGATTGGAGTATAGCAATTACAGATGAAGATTTAACGGGTATAGAAGTTATACCTTTGACTAGTTTAAACAATAGAGGATTTTTAACTGCAACATTAAATCCTTTGAGTGGTAAGATTTTGGAATGTCATGAAGTAAAAATTACTAACATCTTTCAAGATGTAAAATGGTTCTTTCCAAAATTAAAAAACGGACACATGTTAATTGCTCCGTTGGAAGATAAAGCAGACCCTAGATGTGCTATGTTTGTAAAAGAAGCAAACAAGATTCCAGCAGAAATTGATATTGGTTATTTGTTAGACTAACGGAGAAAAAAATGGCAAAATTTAAGTATAGAATAGAAGGCGGCAGATATGGTGGTGAACTTTCAGTAGGCAGAGTAACACCAGAATTTGTAAATTACTGGCTTCCAATCATTGAGGACGAAGGAGCATATGAAACTTTTATACCACATGTACTTTCACTTAGTGAATGGGACGATGATGACGAATTAGATGTTGACTCACCAAATATACTTGATGATGGCAATGAAATTGAAGGCTGGTATGCAGTAGATGATTACGAGCATATTAATAATGCTTATGCAGATGGTGGATTTATTGTTAGTAATATTACTGATGAAGATGATGAATATGCTTATGATGAGAATGAATTATCTGTTGAAGGGCATTGTTTGAAAGGCAGAGAAGGAGCATACGTTAATACTGAAGCAAGTGATGTTACAGATGAAACACCAGACGGTTGTACAGGTGTAATGCTTTTCCATAGTGCAGAAAAAGGTGGCTTTGCTAGTTGGTTTATGGAATCAGATGAACCTTTTGACCCTACTAAGTTAGTATTCAGTATTGTAGAAACACACTTAGGCGACTTTATAGAGGATGTGTGGTATGATAAATCATTACTAGAAGCAAATTTTGACTATAACGATACAACAGGTAAAAGTTATGAAGCCGCAGTTGGCTGGATTACAGACAAGTGGAGAGATGAATACAAAGATCCTGAGGAAGAAGACTTATCAGAATATTGGCAAGATTATGATGACACCTTAGAATGGGAAGCCGAGAATGGATCTTAAAAAAGTTATAAAAACAGTACCTGACTTTCCTGTTAAAGGAATTCAATACAAAGACGTTACTAGTATATTAGAAAACCCAAAAGCATTTCAGTATAGTGTAACTAAAATAACAGACTTTTGTATGCGTAATAAAATTACAGATATTGTGGCACCAGATGCCAGAGGATTTTTATGGGGTAGTCCTGTAGCACTAGATATGGAAATACCTTTGCACATAGTTCGTAAACCTGGTAAACTTCCTGGACCTTTACATACACATCACTTTACATATGAGTACGCAGAAACCAACTTAAACATAAAGCAAGACGCAAAATTAGGGCCAGACAGCAACGTTTGTATCATAGATGATGTAAGTGCTACAGGCGGAACTGCAAGTGCTATATACGAGCTCTTAGGGGAGTTTAATGTAACTGATGTTAAGTATGCCTGTGTAATTGACTTGACTTTCTTAGAAGGAACTGCTAAACTGCAAGAGTATTGTGGAATAGAAACATATAGTGTGATAGAATATGATGCGTAATATTATATTAATAGCATTAGAACAAGAAGCACCTAACATGGCTAAATGGGATAATGTATTTTTTACAGGTGTTGGCAAAGTTAATGCAGGTATAACTGCGGGCAGGCTTATTGAAGAACACAAACCTGAGACTGTATGGAACTTTGGTACCGCCGGCGGTATTAGTGTAAGCAGTGGCATACATGAAATGAAGAACTTTGTACAACGTGACATGGATTGTACATCAATGGGCTTTGATGAAGGTCAAACACCTTTTGAAAAAGGATCAGTAATTAGTTTTGGAGATACAATTAATGACATGTGTTGTAGCACAGGTGATAATTTTGTTAATAGCACTAACGATGATTGGGTTATTGCAGATGTGGTAGAGATGGAAGCCTATGCAATAGCAAAAGCATGTAAACAAGCAGATGTTAATTTTAGATGTTTTAAATATGTTAGTGACCAAGCAGATGGAAATGCTAGTAAAGACTGGCAAGAAACCGTTGCTGACGGAGAAAAATATTACATGAACATATATCAACAAGTTACAGGTGGATTTTAATGAGTGAGAAACTAGAACATCAAAGCGATAAACTAAAGTTTCAAAAGAAAACTATAAAAGACCAAGCAGATGTAATTAAAGAACAAGAAAAAAGAATTGCTGAACTTATAGCAAAACAGGAAAATAAGAATGGCTAAGAAACCTCAAATACCTTTAGCAGAAGTGATGCGAGCCATAGATAAAAAGGATCGCAATTGGTATAACAACCTTACTCCTGAGCAAAAAAAGGCATTCAGTCCTTGGATGATGATGAGGTATGCTAGTAGTGTGCAAGGAAAACAAGCACCAGACTATGTATGGATGGTAAATGAATTAATAAATCACAAGTTTAGTGATGTTAGCAAACATCCAGAGTTACAATGGTTGTTAATGACTGCGGCTGGCAGTGGTAAAGTACAACACCATCCATACATTAAACCACCTAATGCAAGAAAAAAGAAAAGTAAAAGGGTAGATTTTATTAATGATATTTTGCCACATTTAAAACAAGATGAAATTGATTTATTGTTAAGTATAAACAATGATGATGATTTAAAACAAATGGCAAAAGACTTTGGTTTAGATGATAAAACCATAAAGGACATATTTAAAAAATGAAGTGCAAATGGTGTGGCAAAGAGTTTAGAAGTGAAAGCACATTAGCAGTTCATATGTGTGTAAAGAAAAGACGTTGGACTGATAGAGAAATGAGTCATATACGTTTAAGCCACCGAGCATTTCAAATGTTCTATGAATTAAATACAAGTGCAAAACAACCTAAGAGTATAGAAGACTTTATTATGAGTCCATATTACGAAGCATTTGTAAAATATGGTAGAGCATGTCAAGTTAATGAATGGTTAGAGCCAGAAAAATATACAGAATGGTTAATAACAAAAGGCATTAAATTAAAACAATGGACATCAGATAAATCATACAACACATATATTCAAGATTTTGTTAGAAAAGAAACAGGACTTAGAGCATTAGAACGAACAGTTATATATTTGTCTAAGTGGAGTGAAGAAGCAGATACGGATTGGCAGTCTTATTTTGAAGTTGTATCTCCAAGTAGAGCAGTACATGATATTAGAAGTGCAAAAATAAGTCCATGGGTAATATATCTAAGTAAAACAGGAGATTTATTATTAGAAAAGTTTAATGATGAGCAGGTAGGCATGATTAAAGACTTTATTGATCCTCCTTTTTGGATGAAATTATTTTCAAATAACAAAGAAGAAGTAAAACAAATTAAACAAGCATGTGAAGAGGCAAATATATGAAGACAATATTATTTGCAGGTGATAGTTATGCAGTAGCAGATACAGAACATAAGCATCATGGTGAAATCATTGCAGAACATTTTGGTCTAAAATGCAAATTAGAGGGTATTCCTTTTAGTGATATACAAGCAAATGGGTATGTTACTATAGGTAGAATTATAGAAGACCCTAGTATTACGCATTGTTTATATTATGTAACTAGAGCAACGCATTTACATCTACATGATAACAATATAGATGAAGATTTATTACCACCTTTACCAGAAGATATTAAAAATGGTAATCAAAAAATCAAATATACGCAAGAATGGTTTAAAAGTCATTATCAAGCAGAGTATGATAATGTACCTGGCATGGAGGCTTTATTTGCCAAACCTACTGCTCAGCAAGAATTTGATGATTGGTTTTTAAAATGGTTACCTAATCCTTCTAAGAAAAGACCAAGAGAGGGTAATTTGGTTTGGGTATCTATGTTAGGTGCAGATGATAAGGCAAAACCACGTGCATATCAAAAGGACCGTATATATAAATTTGATAAACATGACTCTTGGGGTAATTATACTGCAGGACCAAACGATTTAGAAGAGGTATTTAAACTGCCTGCATACAGTCATGCTATGAGGTTCTTTGGAACAATAGCATTAATACAAAAAGTATGTGATGAAAAAAATGTTAAATTAAAACTTGTACATCACATGCCTGAATTAACGTCTTTGAACACACTTGCAAAGAATTTAAAAATGTTTGATACTTGGGACATGAGTAAAGATGTATTTGGGTCTCATGATGCATTGTTAAAAATAAGGCAAGAACAAAATCTTAATATGATAAAATCACATTATACAAAAGAACTGCATGAAAAAATTGCAGAAACATTTATAAAAACACAAGGAGAATGGATAAGTGAATGTTAATTTAATTAGTTACAGCAAATCAGACGGAAGTCATATCATTGACTCTGCGAGTGCAACAGAACTTGTGGCATTTTGTGCCAGAGTTAGCAATCCAGAAGGTCAAATGAATAGTGCAACAAGCGAAAAACTTATTAAGTATTTGATGAAACACAAACATTGGTCACCATTAGAAATGGTAAGTGTTTGTTTGGAAGTAGAAACAACAAGAGATATTGCTAGACAAATATTAAGACATAGAAGTTTTAGTTTCCAAGAGTTCAGTCAAAGATATGCAGACCCAACTAAAAGTTTAGACTTTGAAATTAGAGAAGCAAGATTTCAGGATACTAAAAATAGACAAAATAGTATTCCAGCAACTGAAGATGATTATGAACTTGTTGCTAAATGGAATGAAAAACAAAAAGGTGTTATTAGAGTTGCCAATGAAGCATATGGTTGGGCAATAGAAAATGGTATTGCTAAGGAACAAGCAAGAGCAGTATTACCTGAAGGCAATACTGTAAGTAGATTATATGTTAATGGTACATTAAGAAGTTGGATACACTATATTGAATTACGTGGCGCCAATGGTACACAATTAGAACATATAGAAATTGCAAATGCAGTTGCTGATGTTATTGCTAAGATATTCCCATTAGCAGAAGAATATAAAGGAAATAATATATGAGCCAATGGTGGTATAATTTCTTGACATGGTTTGTATTTGGTGGTATAATAATAACTTGTATCCAAATATTAATTAAAAGAAAATAAATGAATGAATCGTACGCAAAAGAATGCATGGTAGAATGCACAGATAATGGAAAAACATTAGAAGTAGATATTGGCGACTTTAGACCAGAAAGTTACATGACTGTTTTTATGAATACTGTTAAGGTAAACTTACAATATGATAACAAACATAAAATATATGTTGGTAACATGGCAGGGTTAGAGTTTATTACAAAAGGTCCTAAATTAATAGGCAATTATAGATGAAGATAAACTTTGATGTAGACATTGATATGGCAGATAGAGATGAGTTTTTAAAACTTGTTGAACATATACCTGCTAGTATTAAAAAAGAAGATACATTTGATAAGCACAATACTGGTGTCTACTTTCAACCTATTCCTAGTTTTCCAATTGAAGGTTATAGCACAATAGACCATAAAGAAGCAGAGGAGTTGGGATATTTTAAAGTTGACTTTTTAAACAATCACATATATGAAGGTATTAAAAATGAAACACATCTTGATAAACTTTTAAGTACAGAACCGTTATGGGAATTATTTGGTCATAAAGAAGTAGTAGAAAAGTTATTTCACATAAACAACCATTATGATATTGTAAAACAATATAAGCCTGCTAGTGTAGAGCAATTAGCAATGATACTTGCTATGATAAGACCAGGTAAAAGATATCTAGTAGGAAACACATGGGAAGTAATTGAAAAAGAAGTGTGGACTAAAACAGAAGATTATTTTTTTAAACGCAGTCATGCTATAGGCTATGCTACTGCTATTTGTGTTCAATTAAATCTAATGGTTGAGCAATTAGGTTAGTCTACCTTTTTAACCAACTGTACCGTTCTACGTTTAATTCTCTTTTTAAGAATATTTTGCATACTTGTTACAGGGCCAAACAGTACTTCAGTTTCTTTAAGTATAAAAGTTCTTAAACAATGTCTAAAGACTTGCATTTCAGTAAATAAAAATACATCAATTGGTAGAAGTCTATTACTTTCCCACCACCATAAATCGCCTAATTCTAATAACTGTTTTTTCTCTTCGTCATGTTTGCATCTTTCAATATCATAGAAACTTAGGATTTGTGCGTCCTTATTTTGTACAATTCCTACAAATTCTTCACCTGCAAAAGTGATTCCAGTAAGGAAGGGAAACTTTTCTTGTAGTTCTTCATGATTAGTCATCTAAGATATTTATTAACACATATGATAAATACTAGACAAAGATGGTATTATTTTATGTCGTATGCAAGTACTAAAACATTATATATATTAAATTATCAGTCCGTAGACTTAGTTTTGACTGCGGATGGAATAAAAGTGGATAACAGACCTATGAATCAACAAAGATTAGTAGTACATAAAGGTTTTGACAATCAATTAAACTTTTATGTTCGAAATAGAGATAGAGCATTACAAAATATTAGCACAAAAACGTTGTATGCTAGTGTATTAAATCCCAATACTAGAAGAAGGGTTATGTACAAACCACTAACATTAGTTAGTAGTGGTACTACAGGAGAGGCTAAATTAAGTTTAGTTCCTGGTGACCTTAGCGATTTAGATCCTGGAATTTATCAATTAGCAGTAACAGAAAGTTCTGATAATGGTGTAACTATGTTCCCATTGTATGCAAACCAAGACGACAGAATTATAACAGACCTAGAAGTGAAGAGTAGTCTGGAACATGAACCAGTTGCTTCACAGACCCAAACATCATTTACAGAAGAAAGTTCTAATGTATATGTAAGTAGTGCAATGTATGGAAATCAAGATAAGAATTTTAGACATAGTAGACACACTATTGCATTTTATATGACAGGCTTTACAGGAAATATTACAATACAAGGAAGTGCATTAGAAAGTACACCTTCACAGCCAAGCGATTGGTATGATATTAATCCGCAGAATGATGGTGCAGACCCCAAATTAGGTTTCACAACCTTTTCAGGTATAGACCCTTTTAATTTTACTGTAAACACTAACTGGATTAGAGTAAAATATGAGGACAAAACCGCTGGTACTTTAGATAAAGTTCTATTAAGAAATTAGTTGACTTTATTTCAAATGGGTGTTATAATTAGTTGTTATGCATCATCATGAACTAGTTGACGAAGTACACAGATTACTAATGGACAATTTGCCTATCAATGCAGGCAAAACTCCTAGTGGTTGGACTACATTCAATTGTCCAGTATGCAATGATAAAAGAAAACGTGGTGGTGTAATTCAAAGCAATTCTAAAATAAGTTATCATTGTTTTAATTGCGGATATACAACAGGCTGGGCACCGTCCCCTAAACTAGGCGGCAAATACAAAAAATTATGTGAAGCATTAGGTGTATCCACTAGCGATATACACAAAGTTGTCTTGAATCTGATGAAACATGGTGATGCATTAGACAGAAGTGAAACAGATGATTATGTTTATAGTGCGGCAAATTTTAAAAAAGTTGATTTGCCAGAAGATACACAATTCGTAGATAATTTGCCAGACGACCACAAAGTTAGGCAGTATGCGATTGAACGTGGATTATTAGGACAGTATCCATTATTACATTTCAATGACAGTATGTATAATGCTAGATTAGTTGTTCCGTTTTTATATAACAATGAACTTGTTGGTTGGACAGGCAGGCATATAAATCCACCTAATAAAGAAACTGCAAAATACTTGTTAAACATGCAAAGCGGTTATGTGTTTAACATAGATAAATTTGTAGACACTGACAGAGACTTTGTAGTTGTTGTTGAAGGTGTATTTGATGCTATATTGATAGATGGTATTAGTGTATTGGGAAATGGTGTTACACCTGAACAAGCACATCTTATTGACAAACTTAATAAACGTGTTATACTTTGTCCTGACAGAGATAGTGCTGGTAAAGATTTAATTGAAAAAGCCATTGAACTAGGTTGGGAAATTAGTTTTCCGCCTTGGAGCAACGAATGTAAAGATGCCGCAGATGCAGTTAATAAATATGGTAAACTATTAACACTTGCAAGTATAGTTAAATTTGCAAGTGATAACAAAATAAAGAACCAAGTCAAGGCAAAGATGTTATGATTAAAAATGTATTAGTAAATGGATGTAGTTTTACATTTGGACATGGTGATACAGAATTTGCAGAATCAGGCGAGTTGATGCCGCCTAGAGATTTTGTATGGCCCCATCAAATAAAAAATTTATTTAAAACACAAATGATTAACCCTATTAATGTTTCTAAGGGAGGTGCTAGTAATAATAGAATTTCTAGAACCACACTAGAAGGAGTAGAAAAACATAAACCAGATGTAGTTATTGTACAATGGACATCTCCTTTTAGAAGTGAATGGTATGATGAAATGTGGCAAACATATTATGGGTTAGTTCCAACAGGCAATATAAAAGATTCAGATAAACGTTATTATGAACCACTGGATATGTTTGGAGAACCTAATGTTTACATACCTGTTCCTAAAATGAGAGATTATGGCTATGAAACAGAGTATTACTTAAATATTAAAAAAGCATCACAGATGTATCAAGCATATATGATGAATCATGTAGAAGCAATGATTAGTTTTTGTAAAGATGTATTATTAGTGCAAAATTATTTAGATAAAAGAAACATACCGTATTTGTTTACCAGTATGTCTTATGCTTGTAATTTAGGTAGACCCCTAGGTGCAACAGAAAGTTTATGGGATTTAATAGAAGCAGACCCACTTCCGTATATAGCACATTTAAGAGAAGAAGTGGATAAAAGTAAATGGACAAGATATCCGTTTAGTGCAATGATGGGAGATAACATTGTATCACACGATCCTTATGATCCACACCCAAATTTTGCAGGGCATGGATTAATTGCTAAAGAACTGCACAAAGAAATTGTTAAAAGAGAATTATTAAAGGATAATTAGTAAGCATGGATAATATTCAAGAATACACAGAAGAAATACAAGAAATGTTTTTAAAATTTCTTGTTTCTGATCCGGAATTGTTTGTTAGGGTGAACAATATTGTTGAGCCTTATATGTTTAACAAGAAATATCAAGATACAGTTAAGTTTTTAAAACAACATAGTACTGAATATAGTGCTATTCCTACTATTGACCAAATAACTGCAACAACAGGTGTTGAGTTAGAACGTATAGATGGTATTACAGAAAATCATTCGGATTGGTTTTTAGATAGTTTTGAAAGATTTTGTAGACACAAAGCATTAGAAAAAGCAATACTTGACAGCACAGACTTATTAGAAAATCAAGACTATGGTGCAGTTGAGAATAAAATAAAAGATGCAAGTCAAGTAAGCCTAGTAAAAGATTTAGGTTTAGAATATTTCGAAAATCCTAAAGAAAGATTACAATATATTAAAAGTCAAGCAGGTGCAATTAGTACAGGCTGGAAAAAGTTTGACCAAAAGTTATATGGCGGACTTAATCGAGGCGAGATAACAATCTTTGCTGGTGGTAGTGGTGCAGGTAAAAGTTTATTCTTACAGAACTTAGGAGTTAATTGGGCATTAGCAGGATTAAATGTTGTTTATATTAGTTTAGAATTAAGCGAACAACTTATTAGTATGCGTCTTGATGCTATGGTTAGTGAATATAGCACAAAAGAAATAATGAAAAATATGGATGATGTAGATTTAAAAGTTCGTATGAAAGGTAAAGGTGCTGGTAAATTTAGAGTAAAACAAATGGTTAGTGGTGTTAATACTAACGATATTAGAGCATACGTCAGAGAATATGAAATTAATAAAGATGTTAAAGTAGATGCAATACTTGTAGACTACTTAGATTTAATGAGTCCTATTAGTGCTAAAGTAAGTCCGGGTGATTTGTTTATTAAAGACAAATATGTATCTGAGGAGTTGCGTAATTTAGCAATGGAATCGCAGACATTATTTGTTACAGCATCGCAGTTGAATAGAGGTGCAGTAGAAGAAATAGAATTTGACCACCATCATATTGCAGGTGGTATTAGTAAAATACAAACAGCAGATAATGTTGTGGGTATATTTACAAGTAATGCTATGAGAGAACGTGGTAGATATCAAATACAGTTTATGAAAACACGTTCTAGTAGTGGTGTTGGCAGTAAAGTAGACTTAAAATTTAATCCAGATACACTTAGAGTAGAAGATTTAGATGAAGATGAAGAAGAAGCAATGACAATGCAGTCTTCTACGTTGATTGACCAACTAAAAAGAGGCAATAGCATTAAAGCAGATGAGGATGATAATAAGAGTACAATCAATACTGCTTTAAACATGCGTGAGTTTATGAAGAAAAATGACATATAAATGATAAATATGCTTAATAGGAAATAAAATATATGTCACAAGGTAAAACTAGAACAATTTTAGAAGAACTTAATTCTATCAGTACTGATAGAAACAAGCATCATGTTTTGGAAAATAGAGTTGAACACTTGGTTAGTGGTGTCGAGAATGTTAAAAAAATACTTCGAGAAACTTACGACGAGAATACTGCTCTAGATTTAGAACGTAGGATGATAAACAGTCTAAAGAGCGGAGATTCTAAAAAGTTTTCACGTGGCATCAAAAAAATTATAAAAGAGAGCCACAATGACCATTCAGATTCGTAACGATATAAACTTAATAACAGAAAGCATCGCTATCAATGAAGCATGGCAAGAACTTCCATTAGAAGTTAGAGAAGACCTTAAAACACTTATTAGCGAATTACAAAGGTTAGATGAGGCTCCTTTACAACCAGAACAAATTCAAACAGTATTTTCACAAATGGTCACCAACAGAGGTGAAGGCGGAGATACACAAAAGTTAGCAAAAAAAGTTCAAGCACAATTAACACCACTGTTTGCTAAAATTACTGGCAACCCTAAACTAAAAGCCATTTTATCCAAAGTTGGTAATGCAGTACCTATCAATGGTATTAAGAAAATGGTTGCAAAATTACCTGACCCAGCCGGTAAAGCCGCTAGTAATGTAGTAGCACAAATACAACGTGGTGCCCAAACAATTGAAAATGATGAAGATGTTGCGGCATTCAAAGGAATGATGATGTTGGTAATCACAGTTGGTATGGGTGCGGCAGGCGTTGGTGGTCCAGCAATGTTGGGTGTAATTGGAACTGCGGCAGTATTTAGAACTGTGGTAGATAGTGCCATTAAAGCCGCGGCAGGTGGTTCAGTAGCGGATGTTAGTAAAACAGCGGCGGCTGGATTAGCCAAAGGTGCTATTGCAGGTGCAGTTGGTATGGCAATTGGAGAACTTGCACAACAATTATTTCCACCAGAAGTTTCACAGTCATTTATGTCAGCAGACGGAACTGAAATTGACTTTAATCAATTAGAAGCATACAATGTTGCTGACGTATCAGAACTAACCCCTGAATCAGCAGGAGAATTATTAAAGGCACAAGGAGCCTTTGAACAGATGATTAAATCATCTGCTATGGACGGTGCTGACTTTACAGAAGAACAAATAGAAATTATAAAACAAGCAAATCAAGATTTAGCAGATAAAGTTACTGCATTGGGCGGACAAGACCAGTTAGAAGAACTTTCAGGACTTACAGGTTCTGACTTAGCACAACAAACAACTGCATCAGCAAATATAACTTTTGCTGATTACGAAGTTCAAGATGGTGACAACCTAAGCATGATTGCTTACAATAACAATGTTGCTGTTGATGATTTAGTACAGGCTAATCCAGATATAGAAGACCTTAACTCAATACAACCTGGACAAACAATCAAAATACCACCTAACTTAGGAACAGGACCTATTCCAGATGATATATCTGATTTAGATGCATTATCTGATCCTCAGTCAACATTCAGAGGTGGCGTTGGAGCAGGTGACGATGCAGTTGACCAAGCCGCAATAGCCAAAGCACAAGACCAAGTAGGAATGAATGCAGTAGATACTAGTATTGATCCTGATAGTGCCTTAGGAGCCGCTGGTGCAGGTGGAGAAGTTGATTTAACAAGTTTAGAATTATCACCAGAAGCAGAAAAAGTATTATCAACATTTAAAGTTGACCCTGCTAGTTTAGATAATAACGGTCCTGCATTAGGTGAACTAATGCAAAGAAGTGGATTGACCGATGAACAAGCAACAGAAATTCTTACTAAAGCAGGAGCCAGTCCAGCAAATATTGAATCAACAGTAGCACAGGCTAGAGAAATTGCAGGCCCTGTAGATCCAAGCATAGATTTAGATGCTCCACAAGGAGAATTTGACACAAGTGATTATGATGGCGATGGAAAAATTGATGCAATAGATAAAACAGTATCTAGTCAAGGTAGTGTAAGTGCCGCAGAATTAAAACAAGCAGGAATGAATCTAGACACTATACAAGAACTTGGCCCAGAGTCAATGGAAGTATTAAATGGATTAGATTTAGATCCTGAAACATTAGAAAGTGTAAAACAATGGATAGAGATTGAAAAAACATTAGATGTTGAAAAATTTATGGGGCAAGAAATCAGTGCTGAAAATATTTTAAGTACTGAATATGGACCAGTTGCACAACAGGCTCTAGATGATTCAGGTGCAACAGTTGATTCGTTTGCAATGAAAGATGCTTCTACATTACAATCAACAATTAAAATTACTTTACCTGGCATGGATTCTCCATTAGAAGGTATTGCTAGTTATAATATAGAAAATAATGGTGCAGTAATGCAGACTGGTGTACAACTAACTGCTAATCCAATGGGAGATTGGGCAGACAGTTTAACACCAGAACAAGCAGATGCAATATTTGGACTTAAAGATTTACCGTCTGGATTATCAGACATTAATACTGCTGTTGACAGCACGGCACAAAATTTATTAAAAGCAGTACTAGTACCAGCCGCGGTTGTTGCCATAAAGAGTTCAGACGAAGCAGTACAAGAATTACAAAAAAGAGCAAAAGAAACAAAAGAATCTTTTGTACACCCTCAGTGGAAAACATTATTATCAGAAGAAATTGGACCAGAGTTTGATGCATTTGCAAAAGAATACGGTGACGAAGTGGCTGTATATGCCATGTTTGAATGGTATAACAAATGGATTAAAGAACATACAATAGTATTAGAAGGCTTTGAACATTTACAAGAACATAAACTAGTTGAAAATATTGAATCATTGTTAAAAGAAGCACCAGCAACAGGTGTTGGAAGAGGCAATGCGCCAGGTTCTAAAAAAGGGCAATATGTACCAGATAGTCAAATTACACCAGGTGACCCAAATCAACCAGCAGTTACTAATAATCAATTTAGAGCAGGCAAGGCTCCTGCAGACCAACAAGGTGGTGAAGAAGCCGGCGGTGGCGGTGTTGTTAGAGGAATAGGTAAAGCATTTAGAAAGGCAACAGGTGCCATTGGTAAAGGTGTTGCAGGAGCAGTTGGCGGTGCAGTAAATGTATTAGTAAAACCAATCTTAAATAGTGCTCCAGTAAAAGGTTTCTTAAACAAAATACAACAAGCAGTCGGTATGCAGGGTGCAATAGATCCTACTAAACTACAAGCAGATTATGAAGGTGCAGGTTCACCAACAGACTCAGATCAAGTTGGTAAATTCTTAATTAAAAATGCAGGTGCAACAAAAGGCGAAGTTGATGATGCATTTAAAGGTGCAGGTGTAGACGCACAGGCACCAGAAGAAACACCAGATGACGATCCAACTCCTCCAGAAGGCGGAGATACTCCTCCAGGTGGCGATACACCTCCAGAAGGTGGAGAAGAACCTAAACCGGGCGAAGAACCTAAACCGGGCGAAGAACCTAAA